CATCATCATCGTCATCGTCATCATCAGTATCTATGTCCATTCCTTCGCCACCATAAGCAGTGGCTAATTCGTTAAGAGACTCTTGAGAATTTCCAAAATCATTGCCCCCAGTTATAGCAAATCCGGGTCCTTCTCCATAATCATATCCCCCTTGGTAGTTTGTACCCTGAGTAACATTTGATACTGATTGCTCAAACGTGTTACCCTGCCCAACTGTTGATGACCATAGTCCCATTATAGTTCTTCCTTCTCAGCATTACACTGGCGAATCCTATCACGCAGTAGTATGTAATCTGTCACCACTTCAGGAATTGCCTCGTATGCTTCATCTAAAACATCTAGCTCTACAGCTAATGTCTCACTAAAATCTTCAGAGTAATTCTCTATAGGTGGACAATAAATCTCTAAGTCTGTTCTATAAACCGTTTCCGCGCAGCCGCTTAATGAGACTAGGGCGATCAGTAATACTATCTTTTTCATGCTCTGCCATTTTCTTATAAAAATTTGTCTTTTTCTTTGAAGCCTGAAGATCGTCTTTAAGTACTTTGTTCTTTTCTTTGTTGGCTCCAACGACTTTCCCCATCAAATAAATGATAGGAATAGCCATTGCTAAAGCTCCAATAATGTAAGTTTTTATCTTACTGAAAATAAACACTAGTGTACGCCTTCTTTGTTATCTTTCCATCGTGCATATGCCGCTAGAGCTATACCACCAATTGCACATAATAAGAATATAGTCTTTAGGCTGTCTGCGTAAGCTACTAGCCCCTGAAGTTGACCTGCCACTTCGTTTAGCCCTGTAGCAGCCCCTGCAATTCCTGCTCCTGCCATTGTTTTACTTTTTAACAGTGACTTAGGGGCTTCTGCAGTAGGTTTTTGTGGCATCTCAGGACCACCTTCATCTGAAGGCATCTTGGCATCCATTGCAAATAAGGCAGACTCTGCAGCCCTACGTCTAGTTAGCCCTCGTAGTGGAGTAAGTTTTCCATCTATTCGTGCCTTGTTCCAACGCATAAGCTGTTCTGGTACTTCGTCGTACAAACCTTTGTTCAATTTCTTCAGCAAAGTTGAGCTACGGAAGGCCCCACCGCCTAAGTTGAATACGAACGAGGTAAGACTGTCATACTGGTTTTGAGTTAGAGGAACGTGGACATACTTCTTAACTATTTTACCATGTTCGTTAAGATCATGTATAAGGCGTGTCTCTGCTTCTTCCTTTGTCATAGTATGACCAGAGCGAACTCCCTTGGTCGCGCCAAATCCTATCGTGTACTTTCCTGCAGGACATCTATAACTGTGTACTAGACCATCCTTATGTACTTTATGTAGGCCTTCAAACTTCTTTACTAAGTTAGTGCCTGTTTGAGAAATTTTATCTGGGTGCATAATTACTTTCCATTCAGTTTTGTCGAATTATAGGACTTTGATTTTGTCTTCCGTCCATCAATCCTAATCCATTTGCGGAAAGGTCACCAAATTGCCCTCCTTGACGTTGGTAGCCAAGTCGATCCATCTGAGATAGTAGTTGCCCTATATCTCTAGTAGTTTGTGATAGAAGTTTACCACTACTATCAAAAGAGGCAATAAGGAGATTGTTTTGATCATCCATACCTCTTCGGGTAACATTACCATTTTGCTCTACAGACTGAGTAATTAACTTTCCTGTCTGATCAAACGCATTGGCTAAATCTTGATATTCTCTACGAGTATTTTCTTCTATATTGTTACCTTGAGATTGTAGTATTTGTCGTATTGTGCCTAATCTAGCCAATACATCTGTTGCCTGATCTGCCCCAACCTGTTTATTTACATCACTGAGGTCACGCATAATCTGACCGTAGGCTAAAGAATTTTTTTGTTCTACAGACTGCGCCTGATTAGCTGCAGCCTCTGCTTGGGCCGCAGACTGAGACATTTGCTGCCCTTGTCCTCTTTGAAGAGTATCTACACCGCCAGTAATCTGTTTTTGAAGTTCTGACCTAGCATTAGTAGCTAAGTTTGTGTCTGTAGCATACTGCCCTGTGAAGTCACCGAAGTCTGCAGCTAGGCTTCCTCCTACTGAAGTAGAAATATTATTTAACAGCCCACTGTTAGTTACTTGGTTTTCTGCCTGTACTCTTTTAATTGTATCAATAGCAGTCTGTGCATTAGTCTGACCTAGTAGAACTTGTCTTTGCAATTCCCCTAAAAATCCTTGTACTTGACTTGGGTCTGCCCCCATAAGACGTTCAAAAGCTTCCCTTGCCGCTGCATCAGCGTTACTAACTGCAGTGTCTACATTTGTAAATCTATCAGAAACTCCTGTATTATCTAATTCGTTTCTACCTATATTTGTAACATCAGTTCCAAGACCTGCTAATTGACTTGTTATACTTCCGCTATCTGCAGTAACACCAATATCATCACTAAGTAATCCTACATCAGTACCAAGCTGTCCAACATTAGTTCCTATAGCTGCAACATCTCCTACCAGACCACTATCAGGGCCTCCAAGAGTAGTTTTAATGTCTCCTACTCCTGTTTTTATAGTTTTGTTGGCTTCTCCAATACCTGCTAAATCTAGTCGGATGGCGTCTTGATTTTTAGAAGATGCAGCAAACCCTGCGTCCATTGCAGCCGATTTCGCCAAGTTTGAAGTATCAATGGTGGTGTTAGTAACATTAACAGGCTGAAAGTTTGAAAATCCTGCGTCAATTTGAGAGCCTATTTTATCCTGCCCACCTAGAAGAGCTTCAGTATCCCCCTTAACAGTTTCGGTTACTGCAACATTTTCATTACCTCCAAACGTAACTGGATTCGTACCTGTGGTAACTTCACCTGTAACAGAATCAACCACTGTGGTGGGTAAATTCATTGTACTTTCAGTATTAGATGTAACCAATCCCTCTGAGGGCGTACCTAGCTTTTCATCTACAATGGTTTCAACTTCTGCAGCCGAAGCTCCATCATTTTTAAAACATATTAACCCACTGTAACGGGGGTTCATCCACTTCATCATTGGGTTGTATAAACTCATTTTAAATCTCCTGAGAATAGACGTAGTAACGGGTTTTAAATTCGTTACCTTGTTTGCTCTTTAAGGAACGTAACTTACGCTCCCATCCTTTTCTTCCCCAAACTCTTAGCGAACTACAACCATTTTGTTTGGCAAAATCTTCAAGACAGTGAAACTGATCTTTCATATCGTTTACTGTCTGATTTATTACTGTTAAGCAAAGTATCTGTAGAGATTTATACTCTGGATACACTGATACTTGAGTTACAGTCACACAGTTTAATTCATTATCTGCACCAACAGTCACCCATATCTGCATAAGGTTATCAAGGGCTTTTCTAAATATATCAAAAGTTGAGTACTCACCTTCACCATGATCTAAGGACTTTTGTATTTGAGGCTCTAACGTAGGCCAAAGTTTTAAAACTTCTTGTGGACTAATAATACCAGATCTAAACTCAGCGGTTTCTGCTGTCATCTATAGTAAATTTTCCTAGATTATATGTCGTAAATTATACCACTTTAAAGCAGAGGTTACAAGGGTTTAAACCAAATCAAAGACTTGAAAGATGCCACCGTTGGAATGCGATCCTGTGAGAAGTTTGTTATTTCTATAATCTACTGCACAAGCATACTGTGCTGTAGGTATTTCCATTGGCCCAGATTGTGTAAAAGCCGTTCCAAAACCACCGCCATTAGATGCAGAATCTTTAAAAACCCAATTACTTGTTATACCACCTTGTATTTGAGGGGTTAGTCTTATTATTCGACCCCCAAGATTACTAGTATTCCAGTTTTCGTAGACGTATCTGTAACCACTAGAATCCATACCTAAATAAGCACACCCATAGCCCTGACTAGGGGAAGTGTAATAGGTGCCTGTATATTGGCTATCCATCGTCCAGAGATATTGAGGAGTACCACCGTTTGCTATATTAGCATCTGAAGGTAAGCTTACTTTTACCCATTGGGAGTTTTCGGGTGTTCCAGATCTATTCTTTATAACTAAACCGCTTCCGTCATAAAACATCTGAGAGAATTCGCCATTATTATTATTATTGCTTTGGAAATCCCAAGTAGTTCCACTTAATGTTCCTGTCATTTGCAAATCACCCAAATGACTTGGGGAAGTACCCACTGTCCAAAAACGTAACTTTCTCTCATAACTAGTGCCTTGATAACTCATAATTAAAACTGGAGTGTTATCACCTAAATATGCAATTGTTACTCCCCTACCACTACTACCAGTGTTAGTATTAAGGTTAACAGCGGATGATACGTTATAATAGGTTGTTACACTTGAAGCATTTGCAGGGCTAGGATATGAAGCTTGTGCGCCTACAAAGGTTTGTGATGTGTTATTAGGATACGCTGCAAAGAACCTATTACGGTTATGAACAATATGAAACTCAAGACCACCCCAATTAGCATCACCGTTAGTAGTAATACGAGAAGATATATTTGATTCTGGCAATTGAAGTTGACTACCATCCCATCCATCATAGTCTACACCCCAATATCCAAGGTCTGCACTACCACCAGTACCTCGACCAAAGCTCCGCAGAGAACCACCACCGATAGTTCCTAACATGGGTGCATATAGGATTTCTTTTTTAGGAAAAATCATTGTGAGTATCTCCTATTAAGCGAATTGCGCTACTGTTGCCAAAACTGTGAATGTATTTGCCGCTGTCTTGATTAGAGTAAATGTATAGACATCTATTCCAGAAGCATTACCTGCCGTTGGTGCGCTACCGCCCTGCCACTTTGGAGTGACTGAGGTTCCGTCTACATTGTAACTATTTAGGTAGTAGGCTGTTGAGCCTTGGGTCATTAAAGCCGCACAACTTATACTTTGTCCTACAGCC